TATCTTATTAGCTGCATTCCATTTGCAATGGTTACATTCCTTATTCTAGTTCTTACACTTATTACAGAATGAACAAATCACTTTCATTTTATTAAATCTCCTATAATACTAAAATATTTATTTGGATTACTATAATACATTGGTCCTAAGTGAGAATGGCATGGCTTACATAGAGTTACTAAATTATCTAAAGAATTGTCTCTAGATACTCTAAAACAAAATCTATATTCATGGTTCTTTCTATATCTTTTGAAAACTTTCCCACATTCTTCACATATGTATTTCATATAATCATCTAATTCTAGTATTACTATCAGCAGGATGACAAACTACTGCACATCCTATAAACTCTATATTCTCAGCAAATCTCTTGTTAGTCTCTGCATCCCATATATCTTCAGCCATTAATTCAGCTGATAAGGAATTTACTAGACCAGCATCTATTAGAGCTACTGTATCTTTTGCTGCTTGAGTTATAGGATAGATATGTAAATCACCCATTACTCCAATCTTTTTGTTATAGTACGGATTTTTAACATAACCGATCCTGTCAGTTACAGTCCAAGAATGGTCTACATTTAGCCAATCTGAAGTCCATTTTTTTGCTGCTTTACTCAGATTCTCCTCATTATATTCTATGGACATTCTAGTACCAGCATCTGTCCATATTCCTGGTGTAAGTATGACAACATCTTTATAAATCCTTACATTAGACGATTTGTTTATTATCTTTGAACTATATCTGAATGGTATAGTTGCAGTTAATTTAATTTTCTCTTTCATTTTTATCTCTCAATTCTACAAGTTGTTCTTGTAAATCATCTATTACATTTCTTAAATCTCTTAATTCTTTCTTTAATCTAGAATGTTCTCTTTCCTCATCTTTTGGTTTCGGTTCTGATTCAGGTTCTGGTTTTGGCTTCTTTGGCTCATCCTCATCTGGTTTTGGTTTAGGTTGTCCTTCTCCCTCTTTAACTGAAGGAGGATAATCAAATATAGCTCTTATTTCATCTATTGTAAATGGTTTCTCTCCTTCTGGGAATCCTCTTAATAGATTGCCTAACCATTTAGCTTTGACAGCTTCATCTGCATCTGTTACGGAATTGAATCTCATTCTTACTGTATTAGGTTCAAAACCTCTTTCTTCTAAGAATGGATTTATTAGTTCTCGTCTTATTTGCTCTGATAGTTTATGTTGGATGGCTTTAATCATCCTTTCATACATTATCTCTTTTACTTTAGATGTTGCTTCTGTAGAACCTCTTCCTAGACCTAAAGCTTCTTCTGGACATAATAGTCCTATAATTAACATTGTTTGGAAATAATTAAAGTATTCTTCTATTCCTTGAATACCTCTTTCATCTATAGTTTCTATCTTAACTGGACCAGGAACTATAAATTCATTTTGTTCATTAATATCTTCTAATTCATTTTTTATACTAGTAAATACAGCATCTGGTGGAACTTCATCTGGTGTTCCTACTGTAACTACATATTTACTTGTACCATGTCTTATAATTGCATTTGCTAATGCTTCATCAGTTGCAACCTTTCTATCTATGGTATCTTTAGATGGTTCTATTAAAGATACTCCATATACAGAATCTGGTTTAGGGAAGAATCTAAAATGTATTATATCTTCTAAGTCTAGAGGTGGTTGTAATTCTCCCTCTATCTTTTGTTGATAAGATTCATCTCTACCAAACTTATCATCATTGACATTCATTGTTATTGGATTTACTGTCTTTATATCTGCTATTAGATTTCCATCTTTTACTATTTCTATGAAAGAATCCCCAAAGACTAATGCATATGTAGTGTTATCTAATAAAACACTATCTATATCTACATCATCAAAGAACCTTTGTACTTCTATTCTAGCTTCTTCATCTGTAGCAACTAGATTATATCCTACCATTACAGTATTCCATGCAGTCGTATTGACAGATGCAAAGATAGTACCTTCTCCAACATAATAGCTCCAATAAGTTTTTAGAGTCTTTTCTGTTCTTGAATCAGCTCCACCTAATGAGAACTTACTACCTTTTGTATCTCCAGTTCTTATAATTGTTTTAGGTTTACCTTCTAATGAAACATATTTTAAATTAGGATCTGGTGGAAATAACCAATCCCTAAATCTTGATCTTCTTGCCATTTAATCTACTCTTTTTTAGTTTTTTTACGAGTTCCTTCTAAAATTATTTCTAAAGTTGTTACATTTCTATTATCTAGAGTGTCACTACCGATTTTGACTTCATATTTAGCATCGTCTAGATGCTCTCTTATTAGTATAGCTAATACATCCATAGCTCTCTTGATGTGATTTCCTCTGGATATTATTCTTATTTTTGATGATTTTGTGAACGCAACGAAACAAGCAGTTATATATCTAGAAATCTCCTTGCTTCCTATGTAGACATCTTCCATAAAATACCCCTGTCCTAAACTTTAATTACATTATATTTCTTACTACTTATTTTTTTACCTACATTTTTACTAGACCTGCTTGTAATTAGATTAGGCATCCGTTCCCAATCCAATCCACTTTCCTCTTCTATATTTGATGCTTGAATCGCAAATGATAATGAATCTATAGTATCATCGTGTGCTCCTCTAGGAAACATTGAAATCTCGTCTGCATATATTACTAAATCGGGTTTTAAGAATATCCTGTTGGTTTCAAATAATACGGATAGTCTTTGTACTCTAGACATTCTGTCGTTTACTATTGATGGTTTTATAGGTACTATGGGTAATGTTGGATTATCTTCGATTAGTTGGTCTGTTATTGCTTTCTGTATTGCTGCAGAATCTACTCCTATTTTACTTGGTCTCCATTTTCTATCATATTCAAGTATTATCTTAAATTGATTCTTCATAGATAAGTCTCCTCTATATCCATCCATAAGATAGACGAATCCATCTTTTATTGCTATTACGGATAGAGAGAAGAAGTCAGTCTCTGTTCCTTTTGATGCTAGATCTACTCCCATATATACTTTATATGGAGGTTCTATATATCTGAATCCATTTCTAGCTCTTTCTAACCATTCCCATTGGATAATAGCATCTTCTGCAGATACTATCTGGTTTCTGTATTGCATACTAAAAGCTACTGAACCTATTTGAGATTTTATCTTCATTAGTTTTTCATATGACCATCTTTCAGGCCATAGCACTTGTGGTTTTTGTCCTTTCTTCAATTGTTCTTCATTAGGTTCAAATCTTATAGCATCATATGTTCTTGATTTGAATGTAGAATCTTTAAGGAATGTATTATGAATATCTATTTCATGCCATTTGGTTCCTATAGATATCATCTTTCCTTCAGGTTCTAGCATAGGAGTTAAAGTCATATTGTACCAACGTACCAGGTCTTCTCTTCTACCTGGTGTTCTAGAGTTCTTTTGGTCTGTTATATCATCTAAGATTATGAGGTCATAGTGGCCTCCTACCATAGATGCAGTAACACCAACAACATCTAATGTTGGTTCTCTATGAGTCTTAACTTTTCCTGATATGTTTCTAACGGTAATTGAAGTCTTTGACCAATTGATTGGGTCTTTTAAATCTCCCCATATCTCTTTCAATTTTTCATTGGTCATTAAATGATTTTGGATAAAACCCATCATTTCATTGGCTTTATCCTGATTAATCGTAACTATTAATACTCTCACAAGAGAGTTTCTTAATATTCTCCAGAGGATGTAAGCTCCAACTAAGATACTCTTCCCATGTCCTCTTGGAGCAAGTAAGGCTATATGTGTATGTTTCTCAAAGAGTTCTAACCACTCTCTATGAAACCACTTTACATCTAGACCTAAGATGTCTTTGATGAACTCCTCACAATTTGTGGAGTACAACAACATCTTTTTTTCATTTTCACTAAGAACTTGCATGGGAATCTAAAGAATTAAAACAGTATAACATAGTATCACTTTATTAGACTAACTAGCACTCATTAGAATGCAAAGCCGAAGCTGAATGTTAGTCCTAATATATATTTGCCGATAAACAAAACTCCTAAAAATGGAAGAATCCATTTAGAAGCTGCATCTAGCCACTTTTCAAGGTCCATATATACCACTGCTTAATATATTATAACATTAAAATTTACATACGTGAATCCACATGAACTACTCAGTTCTATTTAAGAACTTCTACTATTTCTCCAGTTTCCTCATTAACCTTCACTAATGCTGTATCTCTGTAGTGTTTCAAGTAGTTCAGTATAGCTACTACTGCTGCAGAAGCTATTGCTATAATTGCTGCATATTCTGGGAACTCTAGAGTTAATTCTGCAAATCCAGTATCAACCCAGTAAGTTAGAAATGCAATTATTGCTACTATTATAGCTTGGTATATTAGCTTCTTTATGCTGATCCAAGGATCATATGAGCTCACTGTTTTTGTTACTGTTTTAGCTTTGGTTTTTGATTTTGCCATTTCCTCATCTCCTATGATTCCAATAATTCTGGAATCTTTGCTCTACATTTAGGACAGAGCTTTTCACTGAAGTTTAGTAGGAGGTTCTTAATATGGTATTCCTTCTTGAGGTTCACGTTGTAAAAATTGTTTGTTTGTCTTTCACCATATTGGACCAGTGATACCATATTCTTCCTACTCTGCTCTAAGCTCTTTAGTGTCATGTCTACAGCTTTAAGTTTGTCTAAAATTGTGCCATCTTTCTTTGCATCATCTAATATCTTTTTGCACTCATCATATAAATCTGATGTATGTTGCTCAACAGAGTTAATCCTATCTCTATACTCTTTAATAAAATCAGATATAGGATCTCCACCGTTTTTTACTTGCTCTTCAATCTTCTTACATTCATCAGACTTAAAGAAGCGTCCTACAGACATTCCTGAGAATTTTTTGAGGTCTGTAATCTCAGGATGATTATTCTTCAACTTTTCAGCGATTTCCTCGTTGCTGTAGCCCATGTCTCGTAGTTGAAAAGTTTCATCTTGTAAGTTGTACTTTATTATTTTATTTATTGCCATATATATCACTATAGTATATAATCTTTAACATATAAATCATTTAACACTAATAATCTATGTATCTCTCTATCAGGATAATTCCATCTTTTGTGTATATTATCTGGTATATACATGATATGATTATCATCTAAATGATGTGCAACTGAACCATCATACTGTTCATTAACTGGAATAAATCCTAAATTTCTTTTATATTTGGACCTAATTCTTTTTTTATTTTCTCTCCCTTTTGGGCTGAGTAAATACTTTTTTCTTGAATTTTTATAATTTTCAGTTTGTCTATAATTTTTATAATATTCGTTGTGCTTTCTCTTATAGTCTAAATACTTTCTGAGAAAGACTTCTTTATTATCTTCATACCATTGCTTATTATATATACGTTTGCAGGATTTGCACTTACTACAATGCCCATCCTTTAAACTTTTATCTTTATAATAGTCACTCAAAGGTTTATCTATTCTACACTCTACACAAATCTTATGGTTAATAATAAGGTATCCCTCCGTCTTTCCCGCCTTAGCTTATGGCTCTCCTAATTTGACCGTAATAGTAAATAGTAACATTAATAAGTGGGACTATGTATTAATATATTTATATATATATTCTCAATAATATAATATGTTGAACAGACTTAATATTAATAGTATATAAAGGTTATTGTACATTACTCCCGTTGGAGGTATAGAAACCTTTAAATACTACATAGTGTCATTTAATTCGTTATTTCTACAATTTTTCCCGCTATAGTCATCCCATAAAGTGGTTTTAAATGGATTATAGAGATTCTGAATACAATAGGAAATAAGCATATTAACTAATAAGCTAATAGGCTAAGAGCCTATAAGTTAGAGGGCCTAGATATAAAAGGGTAGCTCCAAATTCGTTATCCCGTCAGTGGATGACTAAGCTGGTAAATTTCTAATAGAATTTTTTTAACCCTTCTTTATGCCGATAGAGTATAACATTCCAACAGGATATGTATAACGCGTAGTTATCTAGTATTTGTGTAACATTTATATACTAGAATTGTATTCTTATTTACATGATAACTCAAAGCTTACAATCAAACATTATAAGGGTAGGTAAGGATTATCTACCCTATAAGCTAAGAGTTATTAAAAAACAAAAAGGAATAGGTGAAAAAATGAAAAACCAAAACAAAAACCAAAATAAAAAAGCTAGTGTTACACTAAGAGAAAACATGAATAAAAATCTAATAAAAATAATGGTGGAATATACCCCAGAAAAATATCAAAACCAATTAAACCAATTACTAGATATGAGGGTATCTGATTTTAAAAGATTAATTGGTTTTAAGATTGACTACATAAAACCATTAAAAACCCTAAAAAACCCTAAGCTTATACAAACAGAATTAAAAACTCAATATAATCTAGATTTTAAAGAGATTGATAGAATACCAATCTTAATAGATATGTTTTTAATCAAATCTTACGTATTCAAAACTGAAAATCAAATTAGAAGTTTTAAGGGTTTTGTAATACATAAACTAGTAAACCCTAAGTATTACTACAATGTTAAAAAAGATTGGTTAGAATGTGTTACAGGATATAAAACAGGGGTATTTCAATCTGGAACTAAAGTTAAAATAGACGAGGGAAAAGCTGAGGGATACCAAATAAATATAAGCCGACTAGATGAACTAATAGACATGATTAGAGGGGAAAACCTCTAATCTTTTTTTCTATTTAAAAATTGTAGGTGAAAAGATGAAAATAGATAAAAGAATTTTGGAATATGGGAAAGAGTTAGCTAAGAAAACTAATAGAGCTAAGTTTTCCGAGAATATGGTTAAGCTGGTGAATTTTAGAGCTAACAATAAAAAATACAGCTTTAATAATCTAATGTTGATATTAAGCCAAAAGAAAAATGCAACAATAGTTAGAGGTTTTCAATCATGGAAAAAGATAGATAGATACCCTCTAAAAGATACAGCAATAGATATAATAAGCCCTATATTTAATTATGAAACCAAAGAGCTAATAGGGTTTACTACTAGAAAAGTATTCGACATATCAGATACAAAAGGAAAACCCTTACCTAAGATTGAATATTTAACTAATGGTAATAGTCAATCAAAGCTTTATGAAAAGATGATAGGAATACTAAAAGAGGAAAACATAAAGCTAATATTGAAACCACTTAAAAAGGGTTTAAATGGTTACACTAACGGAAAGGAAATAGTAATAAACAAAACACTTACAACAGATGATAAGTTTAACACTATAATACATGAATACTTACACTACAATAAACACTTCATAAACATCTATGAAAAGATTAAAGATACAAAAACAAAGGAAACAGAAGCAGAAGCAACAGCTTATATCTTATGTAGATTATTAGGAATAGAGCCCTCTAAAAGCTATAACTACTTAGCCCTCTATAACTCAGATAGCAAAGAAATACTAAAGTCAATAGGCAGAATAGACAGCACAATAAAACATCTATTCCAAAAACTAGAGGTGAAATAATGGGGATAATTAAAAAACCTCTTATTTCCCTCTTTTCTTTAAATGAGAAAAGGGTTACTCTAAAAGATGGAACAGAACTTATTAAGATAGAAAAGGATACTACAATATCGAATATCCTTTATAGAACTAAAATAAATGGTGGTATATAAAAATGGAACTAAGTAAAGATGAAAGAAAAGACATAATAGATATGCTGGAGATAATAAAAAGATGTGTAGCTAAAGACATCTATAACGATAGATTAGAGCTTACAGGTGCTTTAAAAGACGTAATAGATAGTATATGGAGAGAGTAATATGCAATATAGAAAAGCTAGGAAAGATACTCTATGGGAGAAACACTTAGAGTTAAGATGTAAAGAGTTAAGAGAAAGAGAGAGAATGTATTGTAAAGATAGGAGAAAAAAACATATTAAGAAATTGAGGTAGATAAACATGAAACAAACCAAAATAGATTGGGTAGATTGTGAGCCAAAATGGGTAGATTTAGTAGAGGAATTTATAGCCCATTTGGAACATAAAAACTATTGTAATAGAGCCACCCTTAATTATGACGGATTAAGGCAAATGGCTAACTGTTGCGATAGAGTAAGACAAGCTCAGAAGAAAGGTAGAAAGTGGCTAAAACTCTAGGGGAAATATCCCCCACCTATTTTTTTTTTTGTATTTTTAGATGTATTGAGGGGAAAACAGGGAAATCGATTTAAAGGCACTTTTTAGCCATTCTGAGGCACTTTGGGGGGGTGGTGGCTACCTTACCATTCAGCTGAAGAGATCTCAAGCGAGAGGGGTGTTTCTGAGCTTCCTCGTGTACATTTGAGGGGTATCACGGACTACATTCGCCTATTTATGATTTATTCTATATAGGGGTAGGGTTATTCCT